ATGATACTAAGATGGATGATGGCAGAGTTCTCTAATATTCGACTTAAAGATAACACTGATGTTACTAATAAGCGTATTAGATGGTCTGAATGGATTGCGTCTCTATATGTAATGAAACTAAATACAGGCATGTATCGTTTAAATGATATAGCTAGACGTCTTAAATCCGATACTATAATCAAACGTTTTAGACAATGTATCGATATCAAACCTATGTACTTAATATCTGAGTTACAAAAGAGTGGTATCAAAGGTTTCCGTAATATGGTTAATGAACGTGATGCTATATTACAATTAAAGTGGACTTTCAAAGGACCTACAGGTCCTGGTGAAACATCCAATAAGAATCTCGAGGGTAGACTTAAACGTATCTCTCCATCTCACTTAGGTATCTTAGACTTTAATACTTCTTCACCAACTGAACCTGGTACTAGTGGTATTATGTGTCCTTTGAATCAAAGTGTATATGATGGGTATACGTTTACTAGTGATGGTGAACCTAATAGCTGGGATGCATCTTTCAATGAACTTAAACAAAGTTATAGAGATGCTATTGGTGTTAAGTCCGCATTTGAATTAGCAGATGATATCGGAGCTGTTCTTGAGGGAGCAGATGATGGTAAGAATCGTGCTATCTATGAAATGTATCAAATGGGTAAATCCATAAGCCTAGCTAAACAGTCAAACTATCAACCTGGAGATCTTATAGTTGAAGATTAAAAGGGAGTGTTTA